CCTAAGTCAATGATCAAACATGAGGAGTCCGAAATGAAGGGCATGAAGATGAAGAAGATGGCTTCTGGCGGTATCACCAAGGCCAAGATGGGCGCTGTTCCTACCGCTGCTCCTAGCCGCGACGGTCTGGCCACCAAAGGCAAGACCAAGGGCACGATGGTCAAGATGGCCGCATCGAAGCCTCTGGGCATGAAGCGCGGCGGAAAGACCTGCTGACATGAAGCGCCGCTACAACGATGGCGGTGGTGTCTTTCGCGAAGGCATGGAGGTTCCTGCCAATACGGAAGACATGAAGTCTGCTCCGAAGCCGCTTACTCCAGCGCAGCGTCTTGGAAAGATGAACATCGACAGAACGGGCAAGCTGACTCCGGCAGAGCGTCGGAAGTTGGAGCGCGACATGAAGATGGCGTCTGATCCGATTCCCAAGGCCAAGGGCGGTACGGCTTCGTCTCGTGCAGACGGCTGCGCAATGCGCGGCAAGACCCGTGGAAAGATGGTGTAGCCATGATGCCGAGCCGGGGGATGGGGGCAATCGCCCCCTCCAAGATGCCCAAGAAGAAGGTCATCCGACGCAAGGACGACCCGAACGACGTTGACATGTACGCCGAAGGCGGGACCACCAAGTCCAAGGTCAACGAAGCAGGCAACTACACCAAGCCCGGTATGCGCAAGTCGCTCTTTGAGAAGATCAAAGGGCAGGCTACGCAGGGCACGGCGGCAGGTCAGTGGAGCGCCCGCAAGGCGCAGCTTCTGGCCAAGCAGTACAAGGCCAAGGGTGGCGGGTACCGTGACTAAGAAGCCTCAGCAGTCTCTGAAGGACTGGACTGACCAGAAGTGGAGAACCAAAAGTGGTAAACCGTCTAGTAAAACTGGTGAGCGATACCTTCCAGAAGCTGCGATCAAAGCTCTTTCCCCCCAAGAGTACGCCGCCTCAACCCGAGCAAAGCGAGCAGGCAAAGCCTCCGGCAAGCAGTTCGTAGCCCAACCCAAGGCCATCGCTAAGAAGACCGCGAGATTCAGATGACAACTTCAGGCGTAGCTGCGTTTGACCTCGACCTCAATGAGATCGTCGAGGAAGCCTTCGAGCGTGCCGGTGGCGAGATGCGCACCGGCTATGACTTGCGCACGGCCCGTCGCAGCCTGAACTTGCTTTTCGCCGATTGGGGCAACCGGGGCGTGAACATGTGGACGTTCGAGCAGAACGTCATCACCCTGGCCACTGGTCAGCCGACCTACGCACTGCCGGACGACACGGTGGATTTGCTCGACCACGTCATTCGCACCAACGCCAACGTCCCCAACAACCAAGCCGACCTGACCATCACCCGGATCAGCGTCAGCACCTACGCCACCATTCCCAACAAACTGATCACAGGCCGACCCATTCAGGTCTGGATTCAGAAGCTGTCGGGCCAGGACTCTGTGCTTGCCGGGACGCTGCAGGCCACCATACTGGCCGACACCACGTCGATCCCAATTACCTCTTTGGCTGGCGTTCCGAACGCAGGCTTCATCAAGATCGACAACGAACTGATTGCGTTCAACGAGGTGCAGCCCGCTAGTGGCGGCAATCCGGCATTGCTGCTGAACTGCGCCCGTGGCCAAGCCGGTACGACCGCTGCAGGCCACTCGTCTGGCGCAGCGATCATCCTGTCGCAGAAGAACAGCATCACGGTGTGGCCAACGCCCAATCCGGGCACAACCTACCAGTTTGTGTACTGGCGGCTGCGCCGCCTGCAGGACGCCGGTGGTGGCGTCAAGACGATGGACGTGCCGTTCCGCTTTCTGCCCTGCCTCGTAGCCGGTCTGGCGTACTACATCGCGCTGAAGGTGCCTGATGGGTTGAGCCGATTGCAAGTTCTTAAAGAACAGTACGACGAGGCGTGGATGATCGCCGCAGGCGAGGATCAAGAGAAGGCGGCGGTGCGGTTCGTGCCCCGGCAGATGTACATCGGGAGCGGCACCTAAATGGGCAACCGGTTTGCGTCAGGCAAGAATGCGATTGCGCAGTGTGACCGCTGCGACTTTCGGTTCAAGCTCACGCAACTGCGCAAGGAAGTTGTTAAGACCAAGACCTACAACCTCTTGGTCTGCCCGGTCTGCTGGGACCCCGACCAACCGCAGTTGCAGTTGGGCATGTACCCGGTTGATGACCCGCAAGGCTTGCGCAACCCGCGTCCTGATCTGAGTTACGTGCAGTCAGGAAATACGGGGCTGCAGATTGTGGACACGACGGCAACCACGCAGGATGCGGTGGGTTTCCCGAGTGAAGGCAGTCGGGACTTTCAGTGGGGCTGGAACCCGGTTGGTGGTTCTCGTGGCCCCGATGCTGGGCTGACGCCCAATAACCTTGTATTAACCATCCAAATTGGTACAGTTGCCGTTGTGACGGCATAGGAGCGAAAAATGGCAGGCGTTAAAGAAATGCTGAAGAAGCACATGGCCAAGGGCAAGGGTGCACACCCTGATGCCAACGTCAAGAAGATGCGTGCTGGTGGCAAGACCAACAGCGACATGCTCAAGATGGGTCGCGGTCTGGCCAAGGTGGCCAACCAAATGAACCCTGGCCGCAAGCAGAAAGGTGTCTGACATGGCAACCTACAAGACTCCCAAGCCGGTGGCCACACCGGTTGTTGGCGCTGACGACATCAAGAAGGCGCTGCGCATGGACGTGTCCGTGGCCAACATGCACTCCAACGAGTACAAGCCGACCAAGACCTCGGGTATCAAAATCCGTGGTACTGGCTGCGCCACCAAGGGCACGATGGCCAGGGGACCGATGGCGTGAACTACACGCAACTCAGCAACGCCATCCAGGCGTATACCGAAAACCCGAGCAGCGATTTCGTTGCTCAGATACCCGTTTTCGTTCAACAAGCTGAGCAGCGCATCTACAACTCCGTTCAGTTCCCGTCGCTTCGCAAGAACATGACGGGTGTGGTCAGCACGAACAATAAATATCTTTCCGCCCCTGACGACTTTTTGTCTGTTTATTCTTTGGCCGTTATTACGGATGTGACGGGCGGGAACTTGAACACGGGCACGTACGAGTACCTGCTGAACAAGGATGTGAACTTTATCCGGCAGGCATACCCGACACCGCAAGATACTGGTGTACCGCGCTACTACGCGCTGTTCGGCCCTACGGTGAGTGGCAGCACCATCACCAACGAACTGAGCTTTATCCTCGGCCCCACGCCCGACGCCAACTACAACGTCGAGCTTCACTATTACTACTACCCGCAGTCCATCGTGACGGCGGGTACGTCTTGGTTGGGTGATAACTTTGACACGGTGCTGCTGTACGGCTCGCTCGTGGAAGCCTACACCTACATGAAGGGTGAGCAGGACATGATGGCCATGTACAACCAGAAGTACATGGAGGCGTTGGCACTGGCCAAGCGTCTGGGCGATGGCCTGGAGCGCAGCGATGCGTACCGCAGTGGCCAGTCGCGTCTGGCTCCGCTGCCGCAGAATAACGGGGTCAAGTAATGCCCATCGAGCAAGGCGCGACCAATCAGTTCAAGGTGGGCTTGGCCTCTGGCCAGTTCAACTTCAGCACTGACACGTTCAAGATGGCGCTCTACACAGGTGGAGCGACCATCGGCCCGACAACGTCTGCGTACACAACGGCAAGCGAAGTTCCTGCTGGTGGCGGTTACACCACGGGTGGTGAGATTGTCACGGTGTCTGTGGCACCTACCACCGGCCCGAACCCCAACAACACGATTGCCTATCTGTCTTTCAACAATGTGACGTGGAACCCGGCAGCATTTACCTGCCGGGGTGCACTGATCTACAAGGCGGACGGAGTGACCAACCCGACCGTCTGTGTTTTGGACTTCGGCGGAGACAAGACTGCCGTAACGTCTTTCCAAGTGCAGTTCCCAACTGCCGACAGCACCAACGCAATCATAAGGATCACTTAACAGTGGCAAAAATCTTGATCGCTACCCCGATGTACGGGGGCATGTGCACCGGAGAGTACACACGTTCGATGATCAACGTGGCTCCCGTGCTCAATGCTGCCAAGATTGAGCACTCTGTGGCGTTCGTTTACAACGACAGCCTGATCACAAGCGCCCGCAACAAACTGTCTACGCTGTTTATGCGGACCGACTGCACCCACCTGCTGTTTGTGGATGCGGATATTGCGTTCGATGCCAACGACATCGTGAGCATGGTGGTGGCTAACAAGGACGTGATCGCCGGGGTCTACCCCAAGAAGCGCATGAACTGGGCGCGGGTTGAGGCCGCAGTCAAAGCTGGTGTCCCGGCCAATGAGCTGGAGCATCACGCGGGCGATCTGGTGATCCGCTTGACCGACGACGAGATGGAGCGGGAAGTCAAGGTGACTGACCCCGTGGAAGTCTGGGGTGCCGGTACCGGGTTCATGTTGATCAAGCGTGAGGTCTTCACGGCGCTATACGACAAGATTGACCACTACGAAGACGAAGACGGCACGCCACTGCACGAGTACTTCTTCTTGAAGAAGGACGAGAAAATCAACAAGCAACTCACGGAAGACTACGCCTTCTGTGCACTGTGCCGTGAGAACGGGATCAAGATTTACGCCGCTCCGTGGGTTCGTCTGAGCCATACGGGAACCTACACCTTCACGGGGTCTGTCATCCCGGTCGGGCATTAAGGAGAAACGATGGGAATGATTTTCACCACCAAGGGTGATATGGACGAAAGCCTCCTTGAGAAAAAGACAGGCTTCGTGGACAATGACAACGAATACACGGTTTGGGTCGAATACTGGCACGAGGGTGAACTCGTCCACCGTTCGGTTCATGTGCAACTGAAGAAATCTCCGAATTTCGCTGGTGCCGAAACGGCATCTTTTGGTTAATGAAAGGGGCCTGAAATGCCAAATACCCAGTCGATGTGCACCTCGTTCATGAGCGAAGTGCTGACCGCCACTCACAACTTTGGTACCGCCCCTACGCGCGGCACCAGCACTGCCGACACGTTTAAGGCTGCGCTGTATCTGGCTTCGGCCACGGTCAACGC